CTCCAGTATGTGCCAAATTAATGGAAGCGTATTATGCCTTCTCTTCACAAAACGGCATGCCAAGTCTTTTTAAAGAGGGAGAACTGATTGACCTAACCGAGAGAAGACTCCTCGACAAGAAGTTCTACTTTGTCACTACGACCATCTTGAGTCAGATCATAGGGGTTTCAAATTTAAACTATTCAATAAATAAATATAATATAGACACTATTGCAGAAGCTCGATTAATTGATTGGGATAATTTTGGAATGTTAGTCAGACCTAGAGTTTCTCAGGTTGGCCTTTTCCCAAATACTCTCAGTATAGTTGAGATTTTTGAACAGTTTATTACAAATTCAATAATATAATATGGCAGGATTTTTAGATACACAACGCGGATTCACTGGAGGTAAACTTTCAGGATTAAGTAAGTTCGGTACTCGATACGAAGACTTACTACTTAAAAACTCTCAAGCAATCGGTTTTATTGAAAGTCAGATTTCGGCCAGATCAACTCGACTTGGTCCTGGTGATGACCTGCTCAAGTTTTCAATGGCAATTGCCGATACTACTTCTCAATTAAGAAGTAAAGCGATCGCCTTTTTCCAATTGGATTATGTAGTAAAACGTGAACGTTTAAGAGACGTTGCGTCCAATGGAGAAATTGAATTTATCCTAGAGACAATCGTTGATGACATGATTGTATTCGACGATGAAAACCGTTTCTGCTATGCAAACGACCTTACTGGTAAAATGATGTATCGTGGAAACACAAAAGAAGAACGTCTTAATTTCCAAGAAAAAATCGTACGCAAACATACAGATAACTTCCAAAAGATATACAATGCTTGGGGATTTGCGGAAGGAATTTCAGCATGGCAATATGCATTTCAATTCTTAGTAGAAGGTCACCTTGCGTTTGAGATACTATATGATAATTTAGAAAAACCTACTGAAATTATTGGTTTCAAGGAACTTGATCCAGCTAGTATTGCACCTCAATTACAAAAGGACACTAAAGGTAAATTATTTTTACAATGGGTACAGTACGATCAAACGACTGGTGGAACCAGAATGTTAAACGATTCACAGATCATCTATATTTCCTATGCCAACCACTTTAGAACAAAACGCGTTTCTTTCGTAGAACGTCTGATTAGATCGTTTAACTTACTTCGAATTATTGAGCACAGTAAAGTTATTTGGCACGTAATGAACGCTCCAATCCGTTTGACAACAACTGTTCCAGTCGGATCAAAAAGTTTACAAAAGAGTCAAGAGGACGTTCGTGAATTTATGAATCTCTTAAAAGAAGATATTTACTTTAATGGAGATTCTGGAGAATTACAAGTAGATGGTAAACCGAACATGATGTTCTATAAGAACTATGTGTTGCCAGTAAATGATCAGCAACAACAGGTAAAAATTGAGCCATTACAATATCCTGGACCAAATCTTTCTGGTTCTGAACTCTTAAACTACTTCTATAAAAAACTAAAAATGGATTCAAAGATTCCATATTCACGTTGGGAAGGTCAAAGTGGTATGGGTGCATTTACTCTTAATGCTGAAGGTATTACTAGAGAGGAAGTTCGTTATCAGAAATTTATTAAAAGATTACGTTCTGCTTTTTCTGAACTTATAGTTAAACCATGGTATTTACAAATGTGTTTAGATTTTCCTGAACTAGGTGACGATCACAAATTCAATAATGCAATCGGTCTTATCTACAATAATGATAACGTCTTCGAAGAGATGAAGAAGAACGAGATCGAAGCTAAGCGTATTGCTGCATTTACGGCTAAAAAAGGTATCGTAAATGATGACGGAACTCCGTTCTTTGCAACTGAATACTTAATTAGAACTGAACTTAAAATGACTGAAGAGGAGATTGAATCAAATCAACAGTGGCTTGATTCTAAAGAAGATGAAGCAGATGAGGCAGCAGCTGCTGCCGCTGGAGGAGCTGCACCAGCAGGCGGAGGCGGAGGAGCACCAGCCGCAACAGCAGCAGAGACGCCAGCAGAAGGTGGATCAGAAACTACTGAAGGTGGCGAAGTAAAAGGAACAGGTCAATTATAAAAACATGAAAAGATTTATTTCCTATCTTAAGAAAACATGTAAAAATACATGGAAGTTTATCTCTTTTGTAGAGACAGAACGAATGAAATGCCGCGAACGTGGTTTCGGCCCAATAGATTAATCGTAGAAAATAGAAAGAGGATTCTTTAGTTCTGGAATATCAATTAAGAGTACAAAAATGTCTCTTCCAGCTCTATCATCTTTATATGATGCAGGTCTAACTCCAATATTTCTTTTGCGAGCTTCACCAACATATTTAGTGATTTGACCACCTGCTTCTTTAGTAAGAGCAAAAGGATCAATTGTAAATTCAAATAAGTATTTCTCTACTTCTAAACCAAATTCAGGTTCGCCAAGTACTTCTCCCTTTTGAGTAAAAAGAGTCATCTTAATTTGTTGTAGACACGATTCAAGTTCATCATACACTTCTAACTGTTCTGGTCGAAATGCAGGATCTGTTTCAGGTCTAAGATAAAAATCTCTAAGTTGTGCCATATTAATTATTGATGGTATAAGTACATCCAGTCTGGAGTGTTTTCGCCTTTCATCATCAATTTAACATCTTCCATCTCCTTTTCAGCAGTAGTCGTGATATTTTGATAATTTACAGTAACGTCTCCAGGTAGAGTATAGTTAAAAGTTTGTAACATGTGTGCTAAACGAACTTTAGCATGAGCACGAACATAGCGTTGAAAAACTTCGTCTTCAAACAATTTGTCCTGTTCAAGTTTTTTATAGATTCGAATAACTGCATTTGTTGCTGGAGTTCTACCTATTACTCCAAGCATTTTAGTATTTTTATTGTAGTCGTATGCAATAGAGTCAATCATCATACTCTTAGTTAAATCAAGGAATGAAAAGATAACTGTTCTATACATAATACTTTCTCCAATGAATGGAGTCAAATAGATCTCAGAACCAATAAATTTTTGTTCGGCAAAATCTCGGTCAATTGTAGCAAAAATAGATCCTCCTTTTGCTTCTTTAAAATCAACTACGAACTGTACGCAATCTGGTAATTGAAGCTGTCTTAATTTCTTAAAGGTAGGATTATTAAAGATTTCAGGAGTAAGTAACATATATCTACTTTCTACTGCATGTCTCCAGTTATCCCAAAAATATCTTGAATCATTTAAGATAATACGTTTAATCTCTTTTTCCGGAAGAGAATAAGGAAGTGCACCAGAAAAGGTGATCTCATTATTAATGTCTTCTATAAGTTCTCTTTCAGTCATTGTTTAATTATTGATTTGATCCAGGTCCTGTTCCTTGACGTTCGTCACTAAATCTTGTGCTTGATTTATCAATATTAAGATTAAAGTCTTTGTCTCCTAACATACGACCCATTGCTCTTTGATTTTTCTTCGCCACTACATTATCCTGTTTACCAGCACGTTCCATTGATTTGTATACCATCTGGCCTAATGCTTGTTGTTTTAATTTCTTTTTCCAATCGCTATGAAAAATAAGGTTCATTGCTCTAGTAATATCCACTTCTTCAATTGTACCATCATATCTTGCAGGATTACGAGCAGCCTTTTCATTTGCTAGTTCCTGAGCGATTGCCATTACCGAAGTATAAACTCCAGCTAGAGCACTCTGTACTTGGCCTTTAAAATTAGTAGGATAAACTACTTCTTTTGTAGCTTCGTTTATGAACTCTTGATATGTTTTTACTAATTTTTCCATTATGCGGCGGTTGCTTTTCCAGCATCCTGTAAAGCTTTATTTAAGTTTGTGTTTGCAGTATTTACTAAAGTGTCTTGATCAGTTTTGAGTTTATCAAGTTCTGCTTGTTTTGCTGAAACTACTTTATCTCGATTTGCAACTGCTGCAGCTGCTGCTTGACGAGCTGCTATTACTGCTGGGTTTGCCTCAACGCTTGCAACTACTGGTGCAGCTGGAGGAGTTGCCGCTGGAGTAGAGGTTCCGCCAATATTATCTCCTGCACCTGGAGCAGCTGGTGCTGCTTGTTCGTCGACCATTGGTGCAGCTCCAATCTCTTCTGCTTTCTTTTCTTCAGATTTCATGAATTTCTTAAAGCTTGCAATATGTGATCCCATTGTAATTTCTTTTTATTATTTATTTTGAAAATCCTTTAGTTGTCTTTATGAACTCGTGGTAAGAGAGCACGCTCTTCTTCTTTGCTTTACTTGGATTTAATCCAAATGCACTAGTTAGTCTACCGCCAGTCAAGAATGGAGAATTATTCCAATGCGTTGGAATTGTACCAGATGAACCAGCATAAAATGACATTGCGTTAGCCCTCTTAGTATCTGGACTAAGTATAATATCTGCTGGATCCCTCTCCATTGAGTCTGCGCCCATTACTTCAACTAAATAAGTATTAAAGTTTCTTACCATTGATTAGCCTGGAAAATTTAAAGTTTCAGGTGATTGGTCTAACGAAAATGCTGGTACTGGAGCAGGAGCCATTTGTCCTTCTGGTGCAACTGCATTTGAGAAAGTTAAATCCGGTTCTGCTTCCATTCCTGGCATTGCTGCCGGTTGAGATGGTGCACTAAATACATGCATATTTTTATCAATAAATGATTGGATTCCCATACATATTAATGGGTCAACTTCCTTACATTTACCTAAGAAATCTCCAACCGTCATTGTCATTGGATCTGGAGCAGCAGAGGTTTGACCTTCTGCTGGAAGTGCAAGTTGTTGTGCTGGATAATCAATTGGCATTTCTTGATCAGGTGTCATTTCAGGTTGCATTCCAAGTTCTTGAACATCAGTTGATGCAATTGCTTGCATATCGTCCTCGTAAATTCGTCTAAGGTTTTTGTAGTTTTTCATTCTTGTTCGTTATTTTAATAAGTTAGAAACTCTTTAGTTTATTTATTTAGAAACCAATCGCAGATTGTGTAATATAATAAGTAATATATGGAAATGGATAAATCTCAAATCGAAAAGTATCAGGCAGTTCGAAAGGAACTTGAAACTACAATATTGAAGAAACTTGATGCAATCAAGGTAAAAATACTGACCTATAACGAGGGCACAGTTAGGGAAAATATACAGATTCTAACGATGGTTACTGATGAATTAGATGATGTCTTACTTAACTGGGAAGACGCTGGTATTCGTACAATATCTAGTCCAGAGTTCATAAATGACGATTTTGATGATCAGTATGATGATGACGAGGATGAGGACTAGCCTTTACACTTCTTTGCGTATCGAGCAATCGCTAATTTACGAGATTTCTTTCTAGGATTTGCACTGTATATTCTGAAGGATTCAGGTTCCTGTGCAACCTTAGCGGTTTGAATAAATTCAAGGAAGTTTTCTACTAGCTTTTTCATTATAATTGACTCATTAGGACTCCGCCAAGTTTAGTTGCTTCTAAACGTAGCTCAATAATATCTTCAGAGTCTAGCGTCTTTTTTCTAGTAGTATAGTCAATTCCAAGTAATCCAATTAGTCGATTTTCAACTGTTCTGATTGCAAATATGTAGGAACTCTTAGTTCCATTTTCTTCTGCAATATATTTTAAGCCATATGTAGCAATTGTCTCGTCTTTAAAATCGGGGATAGCCAAGTAATCATGAGTTAAAACTCGGCTAAATGATTTACTAAATAGGTTTACTGGGATATTTTGAAAATTATCGCGAGTAGTATCCTTAGCGTGCTTTACTTGTTCAAAAAAGATGCTGAATTTTTGGATAGATTTACCAGTTGGATAATAATGACCGCCATTATGGAATTGTGCAATCCATACTCTGTCTGGAGTAAACTCCTCCATAATCTTTTCAATCTCGTCATTAATCACATTTGCATTGTTTACTGCTTCTGCAATAGGATCTGGAGTTTTTCTAGTGTTTAGTATATGCTTGACTAGTAGAACCGCAACTGGGCCCAATATACCTGTCAAGAAAGCAATTATAATTTCAGTCATCTCTTTACAATTAGTAGTTTTTACATGTTACAACCGCAAGTTGATCCAAACTCATCATTTGGTTCTCCACAGTCTTCACAGTATCCGTGCTTGTCGTAAATTTCAGTATCGTCTCCATCATCAAAACGATCTTCTTTCCAATCTTCATCTTCTTCCTCTTCGTTCCAATCGTCGCTTAAATAATCAGCATCATAGTAGGATTCTGAGATAAATTGGTGAAATCCTTTTACTAATCGTGATTCTTCTACTTTTTCTTCATCTTCTTTGCTTTCTTCAGGATTTGCTCCCATTTCTGGCTCAGGAGTTTCATCTCCTTCCTCTTCTTCTGGAGCTTCAGGTGCTTCTTCAGTCTCTTCAGCAGCTTGTTCTGTCGGAGTCTCAGTAGCCTCTTCTTCAGGAGTCTCTTCTAATTCTTCCTCTTCTGGAGCATTCATTTCAGCATCAGGTTGTGATGTAAATTTTGGTGCACCTGTTTCACCAGGTTGAGGAGGTGTTGCCTCAGTTCCACCAGCAACTGGACGATTTGGTCCAATTTGATTTTGATTGTATGTTTCGTCATCAAATCCTTCTTCGAAGTTAGATGCAGCATTAGTAAAATCGTCTAGGTTCTTTTCAGTATCACTAGAATATTTACCAAAAAACTCTGAAAAGTTTAGAATTCTTCCTGGCATGTCAGTAAGTTATTTTTAGTTATTTATCAATAAAGTAGCCACCAAATTTTAATATTATGATTCAATATAGTATTATTACAATAATGAAAAAAAGAATATATTTAGACGATGTTAGAACTCCTGTGGATCAGGACTGGATCGTAGTTAGAACACATGATGAATTAGTATCAAAGGTCGTTGAACTCGGCTTGGAAAATATTCAAATGATCTCCCTGGATCACGATCTGGATGATTCGGCAATGCATGAATACTTCACTAATGTAAGTCCACACTATAAACTGGACTATGCAAATATTACTGAATCCACTGGCATGGACAGTGCTAGATGGTTAGTTCGTCAATTTTATACAACTAATCCGGAATGGCCAGGAAAATCTAGACCGGAAAAAAAAGATTCAATTGTCCGTTTCCCAATCGTCGTAACTCATTCCGCAAACCCAATCGGCTCTGCAAATATTATGGGATACATTAATAATTTTTTAATGAATGAAGCCCAACCTCAAACTTGCATCCGAGTTAACATAGAACATACTACATAAGATGACAACTTCAGAAAAAATACAATGGTGTATTGAGCAGCATGCCAAAACTAACCATTTTTACGATACCTATTTACCA